TACAATCTGCTTCCAACAATGTTCAATTCATAGATAACGTCATAGTGTTTCATAGTTCAATCTCCCTTCGCCTTCGCTTCGATATAGCCTGAATACCAAGGTTGATCCGGCGAATCACTTGATGCGTCCGAACATACGTCAAAGAAATAGTTACCGCAGTAGGAATCATATGAATTGATCCCTAGGATGCTGCAAGATACCTTATGCCACGCCTTAAGGTGTTCCCTAGCGTGATCTTCGAACAAAAACACACTGGTATGTTCTTTGGGCAATCCAACAGTACTACCGAACACAGTTACGTGATAAGTGATCATGGTCAAAATCTCCCTTGGTCAACAATCGGTTGAAAACAATCATACGGATCAGATCCTACCATTATGAGATCCAATCTGTCAAATTCAGGATCGTGCGGATCACAAAATGTTCTATGGAATAGCTATTGTGCAAAGTGCACAATATAGTGCGTTAACGCACAATTATCCAACATTATCCAACATTATCCAACATTTATCCCAAATTTATCCCAATTTATCCCAAATTATCCCAAATTTATCCCAAGGACTATAATTTTTGTGACTTTTTTGTGATATTTTGTTAACATAACGTTAACAATTCTCTAATGTTTCTCTAATGTTCCCTTAATCTTCCCTTAATCTTTCCCCATATATGTACAATTTGCACAATAGACATAAGACTGACAACCGTATAGTTAGCTGTCTAGGGTCTGTATAATGTTTGTACAGTATATGTCTATGTTCTGTCTATGTTTTGTACAATATATGTCTATGTTTTGTCTACTCGCACGTGAGCACACATTTTGTCCAGGTTTTGTCCATTGTGCAACTTGCACAACGACCCCCTTCGAGGGCGACTTTACATAAGGCGGGGGGGCTGGCCGGGGGCGGGATATTTAATTAAGTATTATCTTTTAAGAAAAAGGCATTGATTTATAAACATATACAGTTTACCACTAAACAATTAAACTGTCAATGGTTTAAGTTATACATACATATACATACATATAGATACATATACATACATATACATACATATACATACATATACATACTTATACATACATATACATACATATACATACATATACATATAGATACTTATACATATACATACATATAGATACATATACATACATATAGATACATATACATACATATACATATAGATACTTATACATACATACATATACATATAAACATACATACATATACATATACATACTTATACATATAAACATTTATACATATACATATACATATAGATATTTATACTTATAAATATACATATAAATACTTATAAATATAAACATTTATACATAAAAACATACATAAAACTAATAAAAATACAATAAAACATTCATTATTTTATGTTAAACTATAAATATACACATATATCCCCCTTTTTCTTATTTTTATTCTATTATTGGTACCATACATGGAACAAATACTAATTACAATTATAGTTACACTAATAATAAAAAAGTTTTATGATCTAATTAAATCACAATTAGAATGTAAGAGTAAAATCATTGAATTAAAGAAAGAATTACAATTAGAAAGATTAAAGAATGAAGAATTGAATATAAAAAATAAACAATTAGAATTAGAAGTCAATAAACTTAAACAAGATCTATCTACAATCAAAGAAAGATTAACAAAAGTAGAGACAACACAAGAGTTTGTATTGACTAAAGAAAAGGCGGCGTTGTTAGTGATGTCTAATAAACAGTTTGCAGACAATGATAGAAATGCTCTACGAAGAGCGGGTATCTTATTCCACAGATTATCAAGTGGACAGTTTTTAGAATTGAAGAATGAATTACAAAGAAAGAGAATAGAAAACAGACAATATAAGGTAGTTCACATATCTTCTCATGCAAGTAAAGATGGAATAGAATTTAGTGATGTAACAGTGGGCGGGCAAGAGTTATCAGAAATAATGACTGGTATAGATTTACTCTTTTTAGCCTCCTGTTCTAATGTAGAAATAGCAGACAATCTTATAGGTATTGTCAAAAACATCATAACAGTCTATGAAGAAATAGAAGACAAAGATATGCAAGAGTTTGTTTATAATTTTTATAATGAATTAAAGAAAACATTCAACATACTCGAAAGTTATAATAAAGCAATTACTCTAGTTCCACACGTAAGTGAGTATGTTGACTTAAGGACAAGCACATGACATTCAAAAGAGACTTAGACAAAATAGAAGAAGAGAAGAGATCTCTTCTTTTACTCACTAACGAAGAGCGTAATGCGATTGTGTGGGCTGGAAGACTGAGAGGAAAGTCGTTTGAAGAGATTCACATTTTTCTAATAACAAATTATGTTTCACAGTTACCACGTGATTATTCAGTGAGGGATGTTCAAAAAGACTTAAGTTCAGCACTTAATAAATTACAGCCCGCTTACTTAGAGACAGCAGCAGAATTAGTTCAGATAGAAGCACACCGTTTTGATGTAATGTTAGATTCTATTTGGAATAAAGTCACTAGTGGAGACACAAAAGCGGTTGATGCAGCACTGGCAATCAGTAGAGAACGAAGAAAAATGTTAGGTCTTGATGAACCAGATAAAATTCAAGTTGACTGGAAAGTCACACTAGCACAATTGATTCAGTCTGGAGACATCACTCCCGCTGATATTGTGAAAGATTTTGGAGAGGAAGTTCTCACAGAAGTCAATTACAAGTTATTGGAGTTAAATAAATGATTCCAGATTCAGTTTTTAAGCAGGCTAAGTTAGAAAAGATAAAAAATGAATTATCTAAAAGAAGTGCTCTTAAAGCACCGGATAAACCACTATTGTGGTTGATGGCTATATTCCCCACTATCTTCTCAAAACCGTTTGCACAATTCCATGAAGATATGTTTAAGTGGGCGTGGAGTATTGAACTAGAAAAATCATCCCCCCCTTTCGTCTCAATTCTGTCACGTGGTTTTGGTAAGTCTACTTGCGCAGAGTCTGCCACAATTATGTTAGGCGCTATGAGAAAGAGATCTTACTGTCTTTACGTTTCTGCTACACAAGATCTTGCTGACCAGCATGTAGCATCTATTAAAGATATGGCTGAAACACCAATCATGTCATCATACTATCCCATTTTTGCAAAACCTAAATTGAGTAAAGAGGGGCATTATCGTTCGTGGCGTAGAAACAGACTTGCTTTTGGAAATGGATTTACTGTTGATAGTGTTGGCCTTGATAGTGCAAAGCGTGGTAGTAAAATGATGGACAAACGCCCAGACTTGATTGTCTTAGACGACATTGATGAGAAGGGCGACAGTCCGACAATTACACAAAAGAAAATAGATGCTATCTTCACATCACTCTTACCCGCTGGATCTAAAGACTTAACCATCCTAGCAGTACAAAACATGATTATTGATACTGGTATTTTTTCAAGATTGAGTCAAGACGATCCCCCCTTTTTAAAAAACAGAATACTTTCTGGACCCTATCCCGCACTACAAAACTTTAATTGGAATTACAAAAAGGATTCAACTGGTAAAACATTGATTGAAGTCAGTGGAGAGCCGACATGGAAGGGCTTCACACTTGAAAACATTCAAGAAATCATAAACAACATTGGAATTACTGCATTCCAAAGTGAATACCAACATCTCATCGTTGATGAATCTTCAATGTTCAATGGAATTAAATTTCAGAGAATTCCACAATCACAAGTTCCAGAACTTTTTTATAAGGTTGTATCTTTGGATCCGGCTGTTACAAGTAATGATGGTAGTGACAGTCATGGTATCTCTGTAATGGGAGTAAGTGATAAAGGAAACTACTACATTCTTGAAAGTTGGGAAAAGAGAGCAACACCAGAGCTTGCTTTGAGAAAAGCACTTTATTTTTGCATAAAGTATGGAGTTACATTATTGCAAATAGAAAGCAATCAAGGTGGTGAATTGTGGTACAACTTATGGGACAATATAGTTGACCAAACAGGTATGTCAAATGATGATAGAATGCCTGGGCTTGAGATTGTACGTGCTTCAACGTCTACAGGCGGAAAAATGGAGAGAGCAAGTCAAATGTTGATTGATTATGAATTAGGCAAAGTTTTTCATGTAGACAATGATTCAACAAACGAACTAGAGGTTGCACTTATGCGATTTCCTACTCGCAAGCCATTCGATCTTGTCGATGCTACATACTGGTCCTGGCAAGCCTGTAGCAACGCTTCTAGGTGGGTTTTATGACGTTTTGGTACTGCACTACCTTAAAGGGTTTTTCGTTGAATCTAGGGCCCTCTACGCCCGATAGCGGGCATTCTAGGAAGGGAGTCTAGGAATGTTAAAAGTCTTCAGTTTCGGCGGTGGTCGTCAGTCAATGGCTGTCCTTGTTCTTGCTTCGCAAGCCATTTTAAAATACGATGCATTCCTTTTTTCAAATGTAGGTAATGATGCAGAAAATCCAGATACAATAAAGTATTTTAATGAGTATGCACTACCGTTTGCACAAAAACACAATCTTAATCTAATTGAAGTCAGTCGTATTCCTACAAAAGGTAGAAACAAAGATAAGTCTGAAAGTCTTTACCAAAATTTGATTTTTGAAAATAGAAGAACGATTGAAATTCCTGTTCATATGAAAAATGGTGCACCAGGAAGAAGAGCGTGCACACATGAGTTTAAGATAAAGGTTGTAGGTAAATGGTTGAGTAAACATGGTGCAACCAAAGAAAATCCTGCAATCACTGGTATTGGAATATCTTTAGATGAATTTCAGCGTGCAAGAAATAAAGCCTACTATGATTGGCAAACACTAGAATATCCACTATTAGACTTAAAACTTACAAAAGATGATTGTATTAAAATAATCAAAGATTCTGGATTGCCAATTCCACCAAAGTCAGCCTGCTGGTTCTGTCCTTTTCATACAAACGAAGAATGGATAGACTTAAGAATCAAAAAACCAGAATTGTTTCAGAAGGCGGTAGACTTAGAAAAAACTTTGAATGAACGAAGAAAAATGTTGAACAGAGATGAAATATATTTAACACAATATGGAGTGCCACTAAATGAAGCTTTTGATTATCAACTTAAATTTTTTGATGAGAGTGTTGAGCTTACTTGTGACACTGGCCATTGTTTTGTTTAATAGAAAGGTTTTTTGATGAATAATTTATTTTTTGGTGACAATCTTGAAGTAATGAAAACATTTCCTGACAATACTTTCGATAGTGTTGTTACTGACCCACCATATGGAATTGGATTTATGAATAAAAAGTGGGACAGTCTTGACAATGATTTTCATTTTAAGTGGGCCAGTGAAGTTTTAAGAGTAATCAAGCCCGGTGGGCATATGTTTGTTTTTGGTTCACCACGAACATACCATCGTTTGACTGTTGCAATAGAGGATGCAGGATGGGAAGTCAGAGATTGTTTGATGTGGTTGTATGGAGAAGGTTTTCCAAAGTCTATGGATGTGGCGAAAGCCATTGATTCTTTTTATGGAAAGAAGGGTGAATATGGAGACTACAAAACGCAAGAGCATGCAATTCCAAGAAAGCCAGCAAACCAAAGAATGGAAGAGGGATATCAACGACCTTGGAGAGATGATAAAGAGGCAGTGGAAAGAAATCTCAGAGAATATATTCCAGAAACAGAGGAAGCTAAAGGTTGGCAAGGATGGGGGACTGCGCTTAAACCAGCATGGGAGCCTATCATACTAGTAAGGAAACCATTGTCTGAAAAGACAGTTGCTGCAAATGTAATCAAATATGGAACAGGCTCACTGAATATAGGTGAAAATAAAATTTACACAAAATCTCTTGAAAACACTGGAAGATGGCCTGCTAATTTAATTTTAGATGATGATCCATATATCATTAGCCAGTTACCTAAAAATAAATCAAACGATCGAGTGAGAAGAAACACTGTACCAAACTTTGGTTCTCAAGCTGTTTATCATAAAAGTAAGATTGTTTATGCAACAGGATTCAAAGACGAGGGGTCTGTTGCAAGATTTTTTTATTGCTCTAAAGCAAGTAAAAGCGAAAGAGAATTTGGTCTAGACAATTTTGAGTTTTCTATTGTAGATGACGGTAGAGACAAAAAGATTGACAATCCTTACTTAAGAGGAAAAACTGAAAGAAAAAACATTCATCCAACAGTCAAGCCAGTAAAATTATTAAGATATCTTGTTAGATTGATTACTCCAACAGAAGGTAAGATTTTGGATCCATTCATGGGAAGTGGAAGCACTGGAATTGCTTGTGTGTTGGAAAACAAAAATTTTTTTGGAATTGAAATAGAAAAAGATTATTTCGATGTTTCGCAAGCAAGGATTGCGCAAGCAGAAATTGTGCAAAGTTCGTTAGACAATCAGGAGAACAAACAATAAATGGCATTTGATACAAAGATTTATACGCCCACTGTTGGAAAAGCGATTTCACTAGAACAATTCAACAATGAGGCATTATGGAGGGATGCTTATACTTCAGAGTATAGAGACAAACAAGGAGAAATTCAAAAGTCAAAAAGATACAAGTCTTCTATTGCAACACTATTTCGTTGTATTGATATTCGTGCTGGCACTGTAAGTCAAGTGCCATACTCAATCTATAAATTGAGTAACAGCAAAGAGGTTGCCACAAACAACAATTTTTGGAACAACACAAAATTTCAATGGTTATCCGATTTTCCAAGATTGATGTACCTTACAGAAGCATCAATTCTTTTAACTTCAGAAGCATTCTGGCTTAAACAGACTTCAGCAACAAACAAAACACTAGGATTCAGATGGCTTGCAACGCCATATATTTCACCTATTTATGATACTCAATACGGAATTACTGGATTTAAAAGAGAATTGAATACAGGGTCAATGGAAGAATTTAATAAAAATGATATTGTTTATTTTTATACACAAAATCCACTAGGTGAAATTATTCCTGATATGCCACAAGCACTTAGTGCTGCTATGAGTGCTAACGTTATTTTCAATTATGAAAAGTTTGTTGAAGAGTTTTATAAGCGTGGTGCGGTCAGAGCAACAATCTTGAAAGTTGACCGTTCTGTTGCACCGAAAGAGAGAGCAAGATTGAGAGAATTTTGGCAAAACTTTCTTTCTGGAACAACAAATGCTTATGCAACAGAAGTTATTTCTGGGGATGTTTCTGCTGAAGTGATTGGAGAGGGTGCGGGTGACAGTGAAAAAACAGAAGTTTTGAGAGACAGAAGAAAAGATATTGCCACTGGCATGGGTGTGCCATTTTCTTTGTTGTTTGGTGATTCTTCTGCAAGCTATACCGCAGGACCAACAGAAGAAATGAATTTTTTGAAATATACAATCAGACAGAGAGTTGAATTGATTCAAAATCAATTGAACGAACAGTTTTTTCTTGAAAATGGTTATAGAATCAGATTCTTTGTTGAGCATATGCCAGCATACAAAGATTTTATTTCAAGTCAATTTGATATGTTCAAAAAACTTACAGACTCTCTTCTTCCAGCATCGCTTGCTGCAAAATTATCTGGCATTGTTTTGCCAGATGATATCAGTTATGAAGATATGGACAAGTATGTTGCAGAAGAGCGTGAAAGACAATTCAGAGAGAAAGAGCGCATTGTTACACTCAACTCTAAAATTCAAGAAAACAACGGACAAACTCCAGACAATAGCGATCCAACAGAAGACAACAACATGAAAGATTTTTATGAAGAATTGAAAAAGTTCAAAAAGTGGTTGAAGAACAATAAAGGTAAAAAAGAACTGTCGGAATTTAAGGCGGAATTTTTGTCTGACCGTCTGAAAGAGGCTTTGTCCTAAAACGCAATAGAATCGATTCTAGGGGGTCAAAATGTCATTTGAGTATCTATGTACCAAAAGGATGCTATCGTTGAATCTAGGGGCCTTCTTGCCCGATAGCGGGGCATTGTAGAAGCATGCCTACAAACCCTGTTATAGTTCAAGTTATCGGAGCGGAAAAAGTGCAAGCGGCGCTTACACTTGCCCAACGTAAAGTTAAACTTACAACAGTAAATTTAACAAGAGAAGCAGGGCAAATTTGTCTTGCTGGTATTAAAAGTTATCCTGCTAGTAAGTACACGGACGATTGGAAAAACAGAGTATACACTTTCTTTCCTTTTAAACCACCACTAACAAAAAAAACTTATGAACGAACAGGTACGATGCAAAATTCATGGAAGGGTGGTATTAGAAGAGATTCTTCTGGAGGAGGGCCTCGTGGAGGGGGAATAGTGTCATATGAAATTTATCAACAAAATCTTATAAACCCAAAATCTGGTAAAAACAAAGAAGGTAAAAGTGTACTAGAATATACACAATATGTAATAGGTGATGAACAAATAAAAAGACATAAAGGTTATTGGAGAAAAATTAGTAAATGGAAGCAAATGTTAGAAAAACACATTCAAAAAATTTACAAACAATCTTTTAACATTGATTTTTCTAGTTAAAAAATAGTATTTCATCAAAGAAATCCATTATAAACTTTTTACTTTCATCGTTAAATTCTATAAACACTCCAAAATTATTATATTGTAATGTTTTACTTCTAAATGCTTTGGCAATCAATGAATTGTCTATAGATTGTATACATTTGTGTGCTCTATATGGGAACGTTTGTTCACTACCTTCTATGTTAAGAAATTCACCTGCAAGAAAAAAATCAGATTGAAAACTGACAGTCACAATCTTTCTTTGTCCAATCATTCCAAACAGTCTTTCATCATAATTGAATGTGCAAAAATTATAAGTGGTTATTTTGTTAAACATAAGATTCCTTTATATGTTATACTTTTATTAGAAGTCTAGTAAGACTTCAAGGAGAAAAATGATGATTAAATTTGTAAGTGAAACAGAAAACGACCTTATTTTACAAGGAATGGGTGTTGTTTTCAACAAATATGATTTAGATGGTGAAGTTTTTACTAAAGAAACAAACTTTTTTATAGATGCTGTCAATTATGTTCCCGTTCTTTACGGACACAACAGAAAAGAAATTACTGAAGTGTTAGGTAAAGCTACTATATCTAGTATAACTGAAGAGGGAATTCTTTTTGACATTATTATTCAACGAAGTAATAAATACTTCAATCTTATCAAAAAGCTTGTTGAAGTTGGAAGACTTGGATTGAGCACTGGTGCTTTGCCACAGACAATGGAAAAAGATGGAAACATTATTAAACAATGGCAGATAGGTGAAATTAGTTTAGTAGAGAATCCAGCAGAACCATCTACAATCTTTACATTACAAGAAATTAAAAACTTCTCAGAGAGTTCTTCAGAGAGTGCACTTGCGCTAGAAGAGCTAGAAGAAGATAAAAATATAAAAATTGAAATTATAGGAGAAGAAAATAAAATGGATACGAATGTTATTGAGAATGCCAATGAAACGCCCGTGAAGGCAGTCACGCAAGATTATGATGCTATTTTTGCTAAGTTTGAAGATAAGCTTAGTAAGATTATGAACATCATTGAAAACACTCCGGTTGCTAAGGCTGGTTATGTTACTCAGGATGGCGGTGTTGCTGACAAAAACATTAAAAGTTTTGGTGATTTTCTTGTTGCTGTGAAGCGCAACGACCACAAACGTTTGACTGAATTGTACAAGACCACGAAAGACTTGGGAGAAACTCCCGGTAGCAGTGGTGGCTATCTTGTTCCTACTGAGTATTCCACTAGCCTTATTCAGGTTGCTGCTATGGAAAATCAGATTTACAGTCGTGTTCAGAAAGTTCCTGTTTTGAGAAATAGTGGAACGTACCCTGCACTTGACCAGTATTTCACGCCTACGGCTGGTGCTGGTGAAACTTATGGTGCTGGTGGTGTAAAAACTAACTTTACTCAGGCTGGACAGGAATTCACTGAGACTGAACCTGCTTTTTCTACGCTCGAATGGCGTTTGAATAAGATTGGTGGGTTTACTGAAGTGGAAAATGAATTGCTGGAAGATTCTCCCTTTGCAATTGAAGCACTGTTGCGTGGTTTGTTCCAGGTCGCTATTGCCGCAAAGAATGAAAGAAACATTCTTCGTGGAAGTGGGCTTGGAGAGCCTCTCGGCATTCTGAATTCTAATGTTGCAATCGGCGTTAGCGACGAAACCACTGGCAAATTCAAGTGGGAAGATGTTGGCAAGATGTATTCCAAGTTCAAGTCGATTGGTGGTCAGCCTACGTGGATTATTCATCCTTCTGTTTTTCCCCAGTTGATGATTATGAACAACAGCACTGTGACTGCATGGCAAAGTAGCTTGAATGGTGGACCCATGAATTCTTTGAATGGTTATCCAATCATTGTTTCTGAACACATGCCCCAGTTAGGTGCAAATGGTGCTGTTATGCTTGCAGACTTGACTTCCTATGTTATGTGGGAAAAGGCTGGCCTTACTATCGCTTTTAGCGATCAGGTTGGGTTTAAGCGAGATGTTGGTACTTGGGTTTTCCGTCAGCGCAACGATGGTAAGCCCTGGTTCAAGTCTCCCATCACTCTGGCTGGCCCTGGAAGTGCTTATACTGTTTCTCCCTTTGTTTACATTATCAACGATTAAGGAGAATGAATAATGAATTACGAGTCTCTTCTTACTGAAAAGTTCACTGTTGTTGCAGCAGTTCAGCCCCAGGCTGTCACTGCGGGTGCAACTGGCGTTCTGACTGGTGCAATTGATTGTGCAAATTACACTCAATTGCTTGGTGTTTTACTTAGCGGAACGCTTGGAGCGTCTGGTACGCTTGATTTTAAGGTGGTTGCTAGTGCAACGTCGGGCGGAACGTACGAATTGCTTACCGGAAAGGCAATTACTCAACTTGTGAAAGCGAGTAATGACAATGATATTGCTGCTATCGAGGTTGATGCACACGAGGTTTTGACCGCAGGTAAGCGATATATTAAATTCAATGTCGTTGCTGGTACTGCAAACGCTACGTCTGCTGCTGTTGTTCTTGGCGCACCAAGAAATTATCTGGCAAGCGATGTTAAGAGTGCAGACCTTATTCAGGTTGTAGCTTAAATGTTAAAAGAGGAGAGGGACGAAAGTCCCTCTCATTCTAATTATGACACAACCTGCTTTATTTTATCAAAGCTTTACACATAACAAAAACCCAATTACATCTGGCGTAGTTACAGTTAATGTTTATCGCATAGAAAAAAGCACGGGCACAGTCACACAGATTATTACAAACCAAACTGCTACAGAAATAGGAAACGGAATTTATTTTTACAGAATATCAAATGCAGATGACATCACTGATTACGATTTTACTGCATCTATGGCAATCGCCGGTAATGCTGACGAGCACGTTAAGTATTCTTTTATCAATCAAAACAATACTTCTATTTCTAGTGCAGTATGGGAAAAAAGTCTTTCTGGTTACAGTCAAACCCAGGCAGGTTATTATCTTCTTAAGTTAGCAAATAATCAAGTGAGTCTGTTGCAATACTATGACCCTCAAGAGAAAACAATTACTGTTGTCTATGGCGATGATTATTTATCTTCTAATGGTCGTGCAATATCAGTTACGAGCAATTACGTTTTAACTGGAAATACTGTAAATTTAATCGTTAAAAACAACAGTCAAGTTTACACAATTCCATGCACGATAGTTTCCGCAAGCCTTCTTAACATTGAATTAACTTCAACACAAGTAAATAACATTGGAATAGGAAACTGGGATTTTGACCTTGAAATTACAACCGCAAGCAATAAAAAGATTACTGAGATCCAAGGCAAGCTTTTAGTAATGAAAGATGTAAGGTGAAAAATGAAATATGTTGCAATGAAATTTTTTAACAATTTTGTTATTGGAGATGAAGTTCAAAATCCACACAATTCATGGATTGACAGTGGTCTTGTTTCTGCTGTAGAAAGTCCTTCTGATTTTGGTGAAAAAGTAAACGAGTTTGTTGAATCTTTAGACCCAGAAAAGAAAACACAGAAAAAGAAAAATGTATCCAACCCTTAAAGATTTGAAGTCTTATCTTTCAGTCGCAACCGCAAAAGATGATTCTTTGTTAACAGAAAAATTGAATCAGGCAATCATTACATTTGAAAATGTTACTGGTGGAAGGAAATTTGTTTCTGAAGCACTTACAACTAGAATCTTTTATTCTGACCAAAGAAACATAAAAGACAGTAGAACGTTTTTCTTTTTAGATGATTGTTGTCATGTTCAAACACTGACAATCAATGGTAATATAGTTAATCCAAACCATTATATTGTTAAAGACACATACGACCTTCCATTGACAAAGATTGTTTTGCTTAATGTTTGTCCATATGATTTCAATAATTACTCAACTACAGAAGATTTTTCAACGATTCAGATTGAAGGGCACTGGTCTTACTCACAACAATGTCCGTTAGATGTTCACGGTTCAATTATCAGACTTGCAGCATGGCTTTACAATCAGAAAGATAATGCAACTGACTTCGATAGGCCTGTTTCATTTACAATGTTGACTTCATTACCTGTTGGTGTTCCTGCTGACGTTATCTATAATGCTAAAAGATATATGAGGCTTTTTTGATGCAAGAAATAATCAATCAGTTATATTCATTAAGGGTTGCTGGTGTAAGTCTTCATCTTGAGAGTGCTCCATTTACTTTTACTACTGCAAACTTTCCAACACTATTTATTCGCAACATTACGTTTAATATGAATTACAATTCAACACTTAATAATTCTAGAAATGTCAGCACTATAAGTTGTGAGTATGTAATCATCGTTGAACCAATCAAACAAAATAAACCACAGAAAAATTATCAAACGAGTAGAGAGTTGATGGTCAATTTTGTCAATGCAGTAGAATCTTCTGAATTTCAATTGAATGTTAATTCTGTGAACATAAAAGAAGATTTTGAAATGACTGAAGAGAGTGTGTTTTTTGTTATTGTTGCAGAAGTCAACTGTAACATTTAGGAGAAAATAAATGGGAGTATTAAGTAATAAAACTAGAATTTTATATGGTTTTTATGATATGTCTGGTGACACTTACGAATGGGAGGTTGCACAGACTGTTGGAGAGCTTGAAAAGACTGTATTGTCTAGTACTGCAATGGAATACATTCCAAATATAGTGGAAGGCAATTTGACTTTCAGTGGTTATTTGAAGGTAGCGTCAGCAAGCACTGTTGAAAGTAGATTGAATAACCTTCTTAACACTGAAACAGAAAATGTTGCAGTATTGTTAGATTATCAGACTTTTCCGTCTGCATCTATTGTTTTTCCAAGTGCTTTTAACAACACTGTAAATTTTGGTGCGTCTGTTGGAGAGTTGTTGACTTTCAACGGTGGAATCAGATCGAGGGGAGTCATTACAAGAGGAAACACAATCTGTTATTCAAGAACAGCTTCAACTGTAGGTGCAATTCCTTCCGTTCAAGTTCCATCTATCGCAGCATCAAATACAGGAAACATCTTTTTCTTTTTGCACAATCTTACTGGGGCGTTTAGTAGTAGTGCTGTTGTTGCAATCCAATCTAGTCCAGACAACACTACATTCACGACAAATGCAACATTTACTACAAACGCTCAGCAAAGTATGGTTGCTGTAACAAGCCCTGCTTACACAGGAAGTTACATTCGTGCGAATGTGACTGACCTTGGTGGGGCTACATCGATTATTTACTCTGTAATTGTTTCTAAAAATTAAGGAGAAAATGAATAATGATTAAAGCTAATAATAATGTTAGAGTAAAATATGGCGGTACTGTCATCACAGAATACTTAAATGAATTTGAGCTTGCGACCACAATCGCTGAAATTGAAACTACACACCTTGCGTCCACCACCCAAACTTATATTCCTTCTATGACGGAATACTCTTTAAGTTTAAGCGGGGATTGGAGGAGTGCTTTTGATACAATCTTTGGTCCTGATGCTATTACTCCAACGTTGAGAACTGTTGTAATATCTTTTAGTGATGGTAGCGGTAGTGCAGGTAGCGTTGCAATTTATACTTGGACAACTAATGCTTTTATTACTGGCTACAACATTTCTGCATCTTCTGGTGATAAAATTACTCATTCTGCAACATTGAGATTGAGTGGAGCACCTACAAGAACAACAGATACTGCTTTACCTGCTTAAAGAAAGGATTTTTAAGTGAGATATTTTATTGATTTTCCAGAATACACTGACTGTTTTGTTGAGGTTGCTGACCAATGGACGTTGAAAGAAGTAAATGAATTAGCAGCATCAGACGAAGAAAGCTATTTTGACATTCTACGTAGAAAAACTTTATCGATTTTACTTCGTGATGTCAATGGGCTTGAATTGAGAGATGTGAGTAAGCTTGATAAAGATTTTATTGAAAACATTGATGTTGCTGTTGCTGGATTTCTCGGCACAGTGCTTGTAAAGCACGTTAGAGATAGAAGAAGCCTGGGGGGTTCGAGCGTGCTTCCACAATCTTCCACATCAGAGCGACAAACAGTGAAGAAGTAATCAAAAAAATTGAAGAAAAGGGTATCTCCATTCCACCAATGGGAGATGCCCTTTTTGACAATTATTTGCTTCAACATTTTCCAGGTAAAACACTCGAAGAGTTAGACAATATGGATGTTTTACGTTGGATGAGAGCTATGGACGCACGCAATATAGATAGTGTGGAAGAAATAAGAAAAGAGCAAATAAAAGGGAAAAAGAAAGCTTCTGACATTCCTGATAAAGTTCTAAAACAATTCCTGCAACATGATGAATTGTTTGAGGAGTTTGAAAATTATTTAAATGGCAAATAATATAACTTTAGTTATACAAGCAAAAGATAATGCAACCAAGGTTCTTTACAATGTTTCAAAGAGCCTTAATAACCTGTCGGCTGGGAATGCTTCTGCTAGTATAAACAGTTTGAATACTTCTATCATGGGTCTTGCTGGTGCAGCAAACCCATTGTTAGCACTAATTGCTACAACTACACAGGTTATTGGTGCTTTTAACGATCTTGCTGTTGCTGGTGCACAATTTGATAGACTTGAAGCTGGTGCAAGTTCCCTTGGTAGACAATATGGAATGACATCCCAAGACATTATCAACGCTGTAGACAAAATTACTCAAGGAACATTGAGTCAAAGTAGCATTCTTCAGCAAGCTAATCAGGCAATGTTGTTGGGTGTTGCGCACTCTGAAGAAGAATTGACAACACTTGCTGCTATTGCAGCTGATAGAGGAAGAAAAATGGGTATCAGCATGGAGAAAGCTTTTTCCAGCATTGTGCTTGGTGTTGGTCGTCTTTCTCCATTGATTCTTGACAATCTTGGTATTATTCTTGATGCTGATGTTACTTACGCAAAGTATGCTAAAACAATTGGAAAAACAGCAGATTCTCTCACTGACATGGAAAAACGTCAGGCTTTATTGAACAGACTTAAAGATGAAATGAAGTCTGTCGGTGAAGTTCCAATGGATGATAAAACTTCATGGGAAAAGCTTGCTGCATCAATTGATAACGCCACAGCTTCACTTGGTACGTGGATCAATGAGTATTTGAAATTTAATAAGGTTGTCGATGCTACTGCGGATGCAATCGAAGGTTTTTCTGACAATTTAAATGATACAATGCTTGTTGGTGTAGAAGGTTCAAAAAAAAGGATTGAAGAATTAACAATAGAATATCACAAGTTTCAAGGAGAACTTATTGCTATTCAAAGACTTATAGCAACATCTGACCCAAATGATTTTATTGACATTCGTGCATCAGAATCGATCTCAGAAGGTATGCCACCAGAGTCTTTTCTTGTTTCACAATTAGAAGCAGAAAAAAAATTAAGAGAAGACATGAAAGGTATTCTTTCAGAACTTACTAGATTGGAATACGACATTTCTACTATGACTGCCGTAAACCAAAAACAAGAAGAAATGAGATACTATGCAAAAATAAAAACGTTAGAAGTGGCTATCAAAGAAGAAGAAGAAAATCAAGCAAACATTTTATTACAAGAAAGATGGAACAAGCTTGTCAGTGAATATGCAACACTAAAAAATGTTTCAAAACATGAAGCAGAATTACTTGCTCAAGCATTATTTGATGGGCAAGAAATAACGGACGATCTTGTTAGAAGTTTTGGTGCTCTTGTTGGCCGATTGACAGAAGCCGAAAAGAAAGCCAAAGATATGCAAAATGCAATTGAAGGAATACAAGGTGGCGTTAGAAACGCTGCTATTCAAGCATATATTGCCACAGGATTCAATGAAGATGTCTTAAATTTATATCAAGCACAAAAAATGGAATTACAGGGAGCAACAGCAGAATTACAAGTAATGGGCTACTCTGAAGACGAACTAGCATTCAAGGTTGCTAAAGTTCAAGATGAACATACTTCTGTTTTTGAAGAAATATCAAATAGTGTTAAAGAAACTGAAAAACTTAAGAATGTAACCACCAAAGTTACAGAAGAATATACAAAATTAGAAGGTATTGTTGGTGGAATTGTTGGTGGATTGTATGAAGACATTGGTGGTGTAAAAGTTGAAGACTTTTTGCCGTATGAAGACGCACCAAACGAGGCAGCAAGAAGAATTGCTGATGTAATGGTGAAGGGTTTTGACAGTCCTTGGGCATCTTATTTCAAAGATTCTTTTCCTGAGCTTTTTACAAAATACTCTGACTTGGCTGGTGGAGATGTAAAGAAGGCTGCTGGCCTTCTATTAAAAGACTTTCAGTCTGGTCTTGTTCCAGAACTAATTGATAAAGAGAAAGTCAAAGATCTCGCCAAAAGAATGTTTATGGCTGACCAAGCATCAAAAGCAATGGTTGATGAGATTGCTAAAGATTTAGCAAAGGAATTAAACATATCTATCGAGGAAGCAACAGGTGCTGTATCTTCTGCTGCTGGTGTTAAAAAACCATTGTCTGGTGATGAAATTAAAAAGATTATTAGTGAAACAAAGCTAACACCAACATTTGATTTAAGTTCATCTAAAAGAGATTTTGAGCAAGCCGCAAAAACTTCTGGGTTTGCTGACCAGAATGGTAAAGTTTTTGTAAATGTAACGGCAATGATAAATGAGATTAAAAAGAGCGATGAATTGCCTGCAAGTGCATTTACAATTACAACAGGATTAAAGTTTCCAGAAGAGGATGTGATTCAACTAGCATTAAACATTCATTATCCTTCACTTTACTTAAACACAAACTTAAAGATTACAAAAGAAAATCTTGATGGCTTTACTGCAATCTTGAATTCTTTGATGGAAACAAACCCTGCTTTAATTTACACAAAATTCCAACTGTCGAATATGGCAGATTTTGTGTATCAGACACAAACACTTTTAAACATGCATAAGGTTACATTACCAATTGACTTTTTGTCTGCTACAGCAGAACAATTTTCAACAATGTTGGCACCATTTGCAGACCAGTTAAAAAGTTCGTTTGAGGGAGAAGGTGGAATCGCAGTCAGTGTCGCAAAAGCACTTGAAGATTCAATGATGAACAATCAAGACATTCTTGAATTTCAAGGAATTATGTTTGCTGCACACTTTTTCAATGGATTCTCTAATAGTGGTGTTGGTCGTTCTCTTGCGTTTGAATTGAACAGACAATTAAGTGAATCAGAAAGTTTGATTGAAGTTTCTGGTAAAACATTCGGAGGAAAATGGGGACAGTCGTTTTTAGAGATTGTTGGCCGTGACGTTCCGTTTGAATTACTTAAAATTCTTGTAGATCTTGTTACACCGGAAGTCAAAAAGAGAGTAGCAGAGGAGAAAACAAGACAATGACAATTAACGGAACAAATGTTGTAGACCCTTTTGACGTACAAATAACTAGAGCTGAATTGGCATCATTGTCAAGAAGCATAGATGGCACACAATACGTTGAAAGTTTTAATAGTACACTAGATAAAAATATAAATATCGTTTGTCAATGGAGAACAATTACATCATCAGAAAGAAATACCCTTAAAACACAATTAGAGAATTGTATTTCTACGGCACGTACTATTGTTTTACCAGATACAAATACAAATTACACAATGAGACTTGCTCCAGAAACTCCAGTAATTGAGACAATTGTTCGTGTTGCTGGAGGTTGGAGATACAATGTTCAGGCAGCATTTGTTGGTGTTGTATGACTTCTAAAACACTATCAGTTTTTTTAGGAATAGATTGGGCAAACAGTGGAGGAGATGGTACTGATGAAAGTTCACGTATTGAAGAAATTAGTGGAAATGAAAGTCTTTCTGCACCAGATGAGGCAGTTTTTAGTGAAGGCGGATACATTCCACAGATATCTTTTTCTCTAATAAACACTGATGGAAGGTTCTCAACAAATAATGCTTCCTCGCCAATCTACAATAACATAAGAGATGGAAACTTTTTTCAAAAGAAGGTTGTTGTAAAACTAACAATCAATTCAACACAGACTGTTATTTTTAGAGGTTCAATCAAGTCACTAGATGAAACTTTTGGCACTTACAATAACACAAATACTGTAAAGATTGTTTGTCGTGGTCAAGAAGATATTTACAAGAATGTCAAATTGTCTAGTTCTCTCAATGATTCTAGGTCAAACTTTCTCACTCAACGAGATGAATCTTTAATTATCAGTTCTATACTGGAAGGTATTGGCATTACAGTCCAACAAATGTCTTTAGACAAAGGATTGTTTATCATTCCTTATTTTTGGTTAGACAATGACAGTCCAATAGAAGATTGCTGGAGAATTGCATCAGCATGTGGAGGAAGATTTTATTATAATTCACAAGATGGAAAGTTTTATTACAAGAATGCTTTTTACTATGCTTCTTTAGGTGCTTCACAAGAAACATTTACTCAAGCAAATGTTGGTTCTGCTATTTTTGATGGTGTTGACAAAGATTTAATCAAAAAAGTTAGAGTGACAACAAGAAACAGAAGAATTGGTAAAGTAGATGAAATTTGGTCTAATGATGAGGTGTTTTCTATTGCGCCGTATGCAACAAAAATAATTACAGCAGAACTGTCTAACCCTCTGATTACATATACAGGATATGAGTTTAGGCCAACTACATTTAGTGGTTTTTCGCTTAGCAATGTAACAATTGGTGCTGAATCTTACTCTAACAAGATAGTTTTGACAATATACAATGGCAATACAAACAATAATGTTGCTTATGTTAAAGAATTAAAACTTTTTGGGCAATTATTAGAACCATCTGAAACAATTATTTATGAAAGAGAAAGTAATTCTGCTTTCTGGTCAACAAGAAGTGGAAGTGAAAAATCTTTATCCTCCAATCCTTACATTCAAACATATGCTCAAGCAAAATCTATTGGTGACATCATTTTTGACAGACAAACAAAGTATAATTCTGTTTTAAGAATAAATAATTATCTTGGTAATCAATTTTTGAGAGTTGGAAGTAGAGTAACCGTAAACATTCCTAATCGTGCAAGTGGTGACTTTTTTATTGTTAAAGCAGACTGGGCAATCAATTCCAGTGGTCTTAAGCAAAACTTTGAATTATTGTCCCTCTCTGGTATTTACGGACAATCACCAGATTCTTATTTTATTATCGGCACAAACAAAACAGCCGACAACAAAAAACTGTTCTACTGATAGTGTGTCCGTAACTATTCAGTAGGACAGTGAAAAGGATAATAATGAGAAATTTTATTGCACCACCATATTTTCAAAACGGCAATCCATTGAATGCCTATGGTGTCAATCAAATAATTGAAGCAACAAACGCACTTGAAAGTGAATTTTTAGACTTTAAAATGTTGCGTCCTAAAATGTTGATAAAGGAACGGATGAGATCAATTGATTCTTTAAATGACAGTAAAAATGGTTTTGTTTTACTTAAAAACTTTTCACATTTAAGGGTTGCTGGAAATTCTACTGATGGAAACGTTATAAGAGTTTATTTAAGAAGAGTAGGAAAAAATAATGTTCAAATAGGTGAAGCTACTACTGCCTCTTCAGGTTTTGATATTAACATTCATCTAAACAATCTAGATGGAGATACACCAAATGCTGGTGAAATTTACATTATTTATCTTACTTCATCACTTGAAGATATAGATACAACAATAAATTATATGTACGAATACAATTTCACTCCAATTACTAAAATTGAAATGTCCACCATAGATGGTCAAACAACTATAGACCAAACACATTTGAATAAGTTTGTCGACAACATTAGACAATTGCCAGAGCTTGCACCAAGTAATCCACCATTTCGTGGTGTTGGTGGTAGAGTTTCTTGGCCTGTTGGAGCAAGCAACTACATAAATCAATTTACAAAATGGGAGGGAGTTAGACTTAATAACTTTTTGAGAATGAGATTTAGAACACAAATAGGTTCTGAAAATTTGTCTGTTAGTTTTTTTATAGACACTTATGAAGGTCAGTTTTCAATTGGAAGTTTTTTTGCAGATTCACTTAAAAGTTATGATTATGTTCTTAACTTTACTACAAGAGGATGGACGATAACTAATTCAGTAACTGGAGCATCAGTTGGAACTGGAACCGCAGAAAATGGAGTGCAAAATATAGCAAAAGGTACTTTTTATCAATTTAGAACTACAGCAGAAACAAACTCTACGTCCAGTTATTTTTATGTAGATTATGTTCTAGAAAGTAAGAATCCACTATGAGTGTAAATACTGTAAACTCTGGAGATAATGTTGCATTTGGAACATTCAATGATATAAAAACAACACTAGACAATGTTTATACAAATATGACATTTCAGTATTTCAATCATGCTGGACCATCCTCTTATTTGTACACAAACATTCAAGATGTTGTTGGTGACAATGATTACAACAATGACCCCGAAAGAGAGTCATGTTTAAGTTTTATCAATAAATATAACACTTTATTTTTTGCAGTATACGATACAGACCATCTTCCAAAGATAGTTGACCCAACAGGATACAACGAGGATGTCAGTCTTCCAGTAAATACACCATTTGTTTTAGAAGCATTTGACCTTGAGTCAGTTAGTTGGATTCGTCCTGGTGTGGTTTATCAAGTAAAGCAAGTTTTTTATGCGTTAGAAGTGCAACAAGGAAATTATTTATATGGCTAAGAGCGATTCCGTCTTAAAAATAGAATACAATCCAAAGTCTAAAACTTCAACATCCAATTCTACAGTTTTAACTGTAATTTCTTCTGGACAAACATCCCCGATAAGTAACCTGTATCTTTTGAGAGACGGAAGTCTATCAATGACAGGCAATCTCAACATGGGATTAAAAAGTATAATCAATGTTGGGCTTGTAGATGGTGTTGACATTTCCGCACACACTGGAAACAGCAACATTCATATAGATCACTCAACATTATCTGTTGTTGCTGGAAATGGAATGACAGGTGGTGGAGATTTAACTACAAGTAGAACACTTACACTTGGAACACCAGGAACACTAAATGTAACTAGCACTAACCTAACAACAGGAACAACACACTATCACACAATTACTCACAGTAATAATCCTGAACAATCTGCAACATTGCTGTCTACTAACTCTAGTGGAGAGTTGTCTTTATACAGATTATATGTAACTAACCAACTTTTTACACCAACCATTAAAAGTTCTTCTGGTTCAATTGTTTTATCTCCCAATTCTGCAAACGTGCTTCCTGAAGGAAGTGTGTTAAAAGACCTGGGAGATTACAACAGAAAATGGCGTTCATTGTATGCAGCAGAATTGATTGTTGAAAATCTTGTTGCACAGAATGTTATTGCTACAATTGGAGGAAGAATTCTTGTTGCACCTACAACAAAATTGATTGCAGATGTTGCAAGCGTTGCACCTACAATTGACGTAGAGCACAACATTTTTGTTAATGGTGATTACATTTATCTTGCTACCGCACCAGGCGGAATAGCACAAATTGAGTCAATGAGAGTAACGTCTGGCCCAACTACAATTACAGGCGGATATAGATTTTCTGTTGACAGAAACGTGGATGGCACTCTGGCTAATGCATGGCTTGCTGGAGATGCTGTTGTTTTGTTGAGAGAAGGTTATATTGATATAACTTCTACTTCCACTATATTAAATCATTTAGGGCCAACGATTGCTATCTACAGTAGAAATTCTACAAACACATGGAATGATTTTAAGGCAACAGTTGCTCAAGGCAACCTTAGAAATTTTGTTGATTACTCTACAAACGTTTTTGGTATTGGTGTTGGAAACAACCTTACTTTAACTCCAGAAGCAGGCTTTGTTGGCGCTACAGTAGACGCTACAAATGGACTAAGACTTTTTAACACTCCACTAAAAATGTTTAATGGAATTACTCAAACTGTTGCAATCAATGCATACAATGATATTTGGATAGGTCCAAACAGTAATGACAAAAAATTAACGTGGAATGGAACAACATTAACTGTAAATGGTGTAATAAATGTCACTGGCGGCAATGCCGCACTTACAGACTTATCAAATAGTGTTATCAGCACAATCATTACTGGAAATAGTATTCAAGTTGGAAGTGGTGCAAAAGATAGTACACTGAATGGATGGAATATCGCTTCTAGCGAGATAGTTGGGCAAGCAACCGGCGTTGATCAAGTTATTCTTGGAACAGACGGAAAAATTAGTGCTGGTGCTGGTGCAGTGATTTTAAGTTCAATGGGAATGGACTTAGATGCTTATGAAGTTGGAGTTTTACAACCAGATCCAACAAATAACATTTCTTCTATTGCATGGTGGCCTGATGCATCTTCTGTAAATGTTTTAACAGATAGGCCTGTTGCGAGAATATGGGGTGGTAGAGTCGGATCAGCAGACAAATTTATTCAATTAGAGGTTGACCCAGACAATGATGCACCAAAAATGTGGTTACAAGACGGTGGTGTATCTCAAAGATATTTTTCTTTAAGTAATATAGATATTTTTAGTGGCATTCCAGGATTAAGTGCGAGCACATCTTCTATAAATTTAGGAAACTATCCTGCTAACCCTAATTACAATGGAATTGGAATACATTCCAATGTTTTTGCCCAAACAAATTCATTAAGTGTTGGTACACAAGCAAACCCATTTGGTAAAATTTACGCCAAAGAATTCGTTACTGTAACAATAGGTGGCGTCAAATCATCTATTGGTAGTAGCGGTGCTACATTTTCAACAATCTATGTTGATAATGTAGTTGCATCTTCTATCACTAGCTCAACACAATTGTCCGGTCAAATTTGGTATTTTGACCAAAATTCTGATATGTATATCAGACACAATTATGCTGGACCAAAAACATTATTCATTGCAAACCAGAATGCTTCTAATGTAATGCACTTAGATGTAGAAGGAAACATTACACTTGGAGGTACGGTAGATGGTGTTGATATTGCTTCTCACGCAAGTAATGTAAACGCACATCACGATCGAGCACATGAGATAGTAAGCGCAAGTGATCATACGGCATCGGGATTAACCGCAGGCCATGTATTGCGTGCAAGTGGTGCAACAACATTTGCATGGGCACAATTATCACATACAGATTTAAGTAATATCGGCACCAACACGCACACTCAAATTGATACACATATCGGGGCCAGCACTGGTGTGCACGGTGTGACCGGATCGGTCGTTGGCACATCCGATTCGCAAACACTTACCAATAAAACATTAACAACACCGACAATCGGTGATTTCACAAACGCAACACACGCACATACTGGAGCAAGTAGTGGAGGAACGATCTCGCATACTTCACTGACTTCACTTAACGCAGACGACCACACTCAATACTATAATCAAACAAGAGGTGATGCTAGATATGCATTAAATACAATTACAATAACAGCCGGAGATGGTTTGACTGGAGGAGGAAATCTAACTACAAATAGAACATTAAATGTTGGTGCTGGAACATTGATTTCTGTTGCAGCAGACAGTGTTAGTTTGTCAAGCGGTAGCGCACAATATCAAATACCTGTCACTGGTGCAACAACATTTAATCCCAGCTGGACAGCATTGAGTGATTTTGCTGGAAATGGATTAACTTTTTCTAGTGGTGTTTTTGCTGTTGGTGCCGGTAGTGGATTAACTGTTAATTCAGACGATATTGCACTTACAACACCCGGTGGACTAACAGCATCTACAATAAACAGTTCTTCTGGAAGTCATACTCACGCAATATCTACAGGTGCTGCATCCACATTATCTGTATCATCTTCTAATGCAACAGGTAGTAGTGCTAATCTAGCGAGAGCAGACCACATTCATACTATTACAAATAGTAGTAATCCTGGTGCTGCTGCAAGCTTATTGTCTTCTGACGCAAGTGGTATTTTAACTTTAGTTCAATTAACTGGAACTACAAGAGTTAGAACGCCATTGTTAGATACTGCATCAGGAAACATTTCTATCGCACCGGCTGGAAATATAGTACTAGAGCCATCAGGCTCTTTAGTTTCTTTAACTAGCACAAAAAACTTTCGTTCAACTACATATGTTTCCGGCTTTGCAGGATCTAGTTGGAGTTTGACTGGAGGAACAACATCTCTTTTTGAAATTGACAACCTTTCTGTGAGAGGAACATTAAGAGTCTATGAATTACTTATTCAACAGATAAGAGCAACAAACGGAAGTTTGTTTGTAAGTTCGTCTGCAAGAATAGAGACAGTAACAGGCACAGGCCCATATAATTTGACAACAGAAGGTAAAGATGGAATAGACATACAACCTTTTGCAGTAAATGACGTCATTCGAGCACAAAGAATTGAAATTGGTTCTACTGACTTGATTTATCGCTCAGACTTGACTGTTACGGCAATAAATGTTGGTGGTAATGCTAGAGTTTTTACAGCAACATTAAGAGCTGGAACAAACGCACCAGTGGCAGGATATGAGTATGTAAGACTTGGAAATACAACCGACACTTCACGACAAGGAACAATCTATTTAACTTCAGACGACACTCAATCTCCATTTATTGATATTGTTACTGGAATAACTTCCCATACTGACTGGAATACATCCGGTAAAGTAAAAATGAGAATGGGAAGGTTGGATGGAATTACTGGCTCAACAAATGAATTCGGAATGTACGCAGGAGATGGATGGGGGTCTGGTGGAAAGTTTATTGTTGCAAGTAATAATAGAGTTACACTACAAAACGTTCCCATCAATTTTGGTTATGGTGTTAGTGCTGGCAGTCTTGCGTCTAATGGCAATATAAACTGGAAAAACAATAGTGATGCAACTGTAGCTTCAATCAATGGTAAAGACATAGATGCAACAAACAGTTATTTGAACATAGAAACAAATACTGGTGGAACATCTTATATTTCGTTGACGACTAATTGTGTTGGCATTGGAGCAACAAATCAAAATAGAAAATTAAATGTTGAAGGAAATTCAGCAGGACAACTAATTGTATCAGAATTTACTAATTCAAATAACAGTTCAACAGCATACAATGAAATACAAATCACTTCAGGAAAAGATGCAAATTTTGCTAAATTGAGACTTGGTGTTGCTGATAATGATTACCCTGGATTCACGGGTGGAGCGTTTATTTGGTCTACTCACACCAATGGAAGACTTTCTTTTGGAACACAAAGTACCGAAAGAATGGTTATTAGTAGTACGGGAGATGTCGGCATTGGGACGGCGAGTCCTAATTCAAAACTTCAGGTTGTTGGGACTACATCCGTCGATAGATTAAATGTTATAGGTAGTGGTTATGGACTAATAAATGTTAGTGTTAATAGTGATA